GTCTATCTCCGATATGGTGCTAATCTGAGACCTCAAGATCGACTGACGATCTCGCTGGCCGAGAGGGCCGACCGGATACCCGGTCTCGCTAGCCGAGAGGGCTGCTGAAAATAGCAAACCCGAATCGGCTAGGAGAGCCCGATGGCACAGTCCAATGCAACCTCGTCTGACGAATACATCCGCCGCCTTGAGACGGAACTCCGCGAGAAGGAGTCCCTCGTCCGCGGCGTCTACGACCGGGCCAACGCCTCGAACCGCGACATCAACTCCGAAGAAGGCGAGATGGTCGCCGAGTGCCGGGGTCGCATGGAGGTCATCAAGGGCCAGATGGAGCAGGCCCAAGAGGTCAACCGCATCGCCTTCGAAACCCGCAGCAAGGGCCGCGCGGTAGACCAGGCGATCGCCGTGATGAAGGGCAAGCCCGAGTCCGGCGACGTCGAATACCGCTCCGCTGGCGAGTACATGCTCGACATGTGGAACAGCGCGCAGGGCAGCCAGGCCGCGCAGGACCGGCTCGAGGTGTACAGCCGCGCCGCCGACCACCAGCGCACCAGCGATTCGCTCGGCGTCATCCCCGACCCGATCGTCGGGCCGGTCATCGACTTCATCGACGCGGCACGCCCGCTGGTGTCGATGCTGGGAACGATGCCGCTGAACAACGCGACGTTCTACCGTCCCGTTGTCACCCAGCACCCGTCGGTCGGCCTGCAGGGCACCAACGGTTTGGCCGCCGACGAGAAGTCCGAGCTGGACAGCCAGAAGATGATCATCAACCGGCTGACCGTCAACGCGAAGACCCTCGGTGGCTACGTGAACGTGTCGCGGCAGGCGATCGACTTCTCCTCGCCGTCGGCGCTGGACCTGGTCGTCAACGGTCTCGGCCAGCAGTACGCCATCGAGACGGAAGCCCTGGTCGGTGCCGCGTTGGCAGCGACCACGACTCCCGCCGTGGGCTACGGCACCCCCACCGCCGACTCGGTGTCTTCGGCGATCTGGGCTGCCGCCGGCTCCGTGTACACCGCGGTGCAGGGCATGGGCCGCCTGGTCCTGGCGATCGCACCGGACGTGCTCGGCGACTTCGGTCCGCTGTTCGCGCCGGTGAACCCGCGGGACTCGCAGTCCCTCGGCCTCGAAGCGGGTCGTTTCGGGCAGGGCGTCATGGGCCAGATCTCCGGTATCCCGGTGCTCATGTCCGCTTCGCTCGGCGCGGGTGACGCGTTCCTGTTCTCGACCTCGGCACTGGAGTGCTTCGAGCAGCGCGTCGGAACGCTGCAGGTCGTGGAGCCTTCGGTGTTCGGCCTGCAGGTGGCCTACGCCGGGTACTTCTCGACGCTGGTCGTGAACGAGGACGCCATCGTTCCGCTGATCGGGTCGTAACTCTGATGCAGGTCTTCACCAATCAGAGTGGTGAGCTGGTAGCAGTCGGGTCCATGAACCACGCGGAGTGGGCCCGACTGCAGGCCGCGCACAAGCGCAAGGGTTCGCCCAAGGTTGACGCCAAGGCTGACACGCCGAAGGTCGATCCCGCTTCAGTCGCCAGGCCCGACGACGACGAGGCCAAAGCCCAGAACGCTGACGCCAAGGCGGCAGCGGAAGCCAAGGCTGCGGTATCGAAGCCCACACCACCGAAGCCCGCAACCAAGACGTAGGGGTCTGATGGCCGAGTTGGCCGCTGCTGACGTTCAGGCGTTCACGCGAGGCAGACTACTCTCCAGTGACCCCGAGGTTCAGCGGATGCTCGCGGCCGCCCTACGTACAGCGCGAAGGTATTGCGGCTGGTCGGTGAACCCTGTGGTCACCGACGACGCCGTAACTCTCGACGGGCCAGGCAGTCGCATCCTCATGCTGCCGACCCGCAAGCTGATCACGTTGACCAGCCTGACCGAGGATGGGGTGACCGTCGATCTGTCGACGGTGCGGTCCTCGGCGGGCGGGCCACCCGGCGCGTTGGAGCGCCCGGTGTGTGTGCGGAAGAAGTCGAACGGCTGGTGGAAGGACTTCTATCAGGCGTACGACGTGGTCATGACCCACGGCTACTCCGACACCGAGGCCGCCGACTGGCGGTACGCCGTGCTCACCATGGTCGACCAGATGAGCCAGGTGTTGGTGTCCGGCCGCGGGGAGCTGGACCTGCTGTCGAAGAAAGTCGACGACGTGACCTACCGGTGGGGCGACGCGTACGCGGACTCCGCGGATTCGGCGTTGGGCTCGGTGAACAGCATCCTCGACGACTACCGTCTGCCCTCAGTCGATTTCCTGTAGGAGGATTCATGGCGATCATGGTTCAGGTGAAGCCCGACTTCTCGGCGTTCCGTCAGGCCAGTGTTTCCACGGTGATGGCGGAGGTGGGCTGCGACGAGGCCACCGCCGAAGCTCTTCTTGAGCATTTCGTAGTGATGCCGAGGTAGTCATGCCGTTCGGTCGTTCCGTGGTGACGTTGGTGTCCTACTCCGATGGGCCATTCAAGGACGAGTTGGGCAACTATCAGCAGGTCGAAACGCTGATCACCGCGCCGGGCTGCCGTCACCGGCCGCTCACTTTCAGGGAGACCGCCGAGTTGGCGTTCGACATCTCCACGGAGTTGTGGAAGACGACCATCCCGATCGGCGAGTACGCTCCGGCGTTGGTGGCGCAGCTGATGACGACGCAGCCCGACGATGTGATCAGGGTCGATGGCATCCAGTACGCGATCGTGGGCGGCCTGAAGCCTTACGACGATTTCACGGGGCCGTTCAAGGCGACAATATTCTCAAAGCGACACACCGGATAGGGAGTTCAGCGTGCGGAAATATGAGGTCATCGAGCAGTGCTACGTCCCTGTCGGGTCGGGCTTCAGGTACAAGAGGCCGGGTCAGGTGGTGTCGCTGACTTCGGAGCAGGCCGCGAAGCTGAAAGGTCTCGTCGTCCGTGCGGGCGTCGCGAGTAGTGTCCGGAAACCGGACACCAAGCAGGAGACTCCCGAGGTCGAGGCCCCCGTGACCGAGACCCCAACCGAGGAGGTGGCCCCCGATGGCGGTGAACCGGCACCAGCTGATGAACGAGCTGGAGATGAAGCTGTCGGCTGACGACGACGTCTACGACATCTCGGCCGAAGTCGCCGATGACGTCGTGCGGAGCTGGCAACGGATGGCCCTGATGGACCTCGACCAGGGGTATGCGACCGGCGAATACGTGGAGTCCATCCACCGCGAAACGCAGAAGGGCCGTCACCCCGCGGGCACCCTCGACGCGTCCGGCACGAAGATCGGCGGCCGGTTCTGGGCGCACAGCCGGGTCGTCACCTACGACAACAAGGCGCACTTTCTGGAGTACGGCACCGGGCCCGACGACGCCCCGAACTATCCGGACCCACCCAACGCGGGCGGCCACTGGGTTGACCCCCAGGGGATTCTGCACTTCGGGTGGAACACCCCGACCCCGATCTACGCTTTCGCTGCGCGCGTCGAGATGGACTACAACGCGACAACCGCGAAGCTGCCCAAGAGTAAGAAGGCACGCCGCCGGATCAGGGAGCGCGGATGACGGAGATCGCGGACTTCGGCCCGTTCGACGCTGAGACCCTCGTCGTCGGCTGGCTAGGAGACCTGTACCGGACTGCGAACGTGCGCCGGCCCGGCGATCCGCTGCCGTTCTGCCTCATCCAGATGATCAAGGGCATCGAAAGTATCGACGAATCCACGGCGGATCACCTCGTCCAGGTGGACATTTTGTGCGACAAAGTCGATGGCGAAGTTGCAGCACGCGACGTCAAAGATGACGTGCACCGCCGAATGTTGCTGCTCGGACGCAACCTTGAGATCGACGCAACGCTTGATTGGATGAAGGTCTTTGAATCACCACGGAGGTTGGAGTTCGGGAGCGACACCATCATCCGGTACACGGCGCGGTACCAATTCGGGCAGACTTATGACTAGATCGACGAGCCGATAGCATAGTATTCAGCGTGAAGAAAGGGAGTCCACAATGGCCATTCCGGCAACAGGCACCTCGTGGCGGGCAGGAGGGTTCGGCGATGTCGACTCCCGCTTCAACACCCGCGGCGGGCTGGCCGCGATCCTGATCCGCTCCAACCGTGGGGCTGACACCAACATCAGTCCCTGGGCTGCCGGTTCCCCCCCGACGAGGAACTGGTCCCCGTTCGCGCAGGACGGCACCCCGCGTGACGACCTGTTCGCGCACATCCTGGTGGACGGTGACTGGATCACGAATCCCGAGCCCAACGAGGGATTCCATCTGATCGGTGCCGTGACCGAGGACGGCGGCGCTGAACGCGCGGCGGACATCTCGAACGACAACCAGATGATCCTGCAGTCGAACATGCCATTCGATTCGGACCTGACCAGTGAGAGCCTGTCGATCAACTTCACGGGCGTCGAGACGGTCAAGCCTCTGATGAAGCGACTCCGGATGAACCTGGAGCTTTCCGACTCGACCGGCGCGTCGATCGTGGAGGACCCGGGCACCGAGAACTTCGGTATCGGCAAGCCTGTCGACAACGAGGGCCCCGAATATCAGATCGTTCTGATGTTCGCCCGCCGGAAGCGCGGCAAGTTCCTGTACACCGCCGAGGGCTACTCGCTCTGCAAGCTCAATGACATCGGCGCGTTCCGCCGGTCGAAGACCGATCCGGACGCCGGCTCGCTGGGCTACATGGTTCTCCCCGACCCGTACTTCGTCGGCAAGGACCCCAACGATCCCGACTCCAACGAGCTGATCCCGTTGTACTACCACGAGTGGATCGACGGCGAGTCGTGGTTGGACATTAAGGGCGATTCGTAGCCCGATCCGCGTCGTTGTGAGAGTGCAGTTCGATTCTTCGGAGTCGGACTGCACTTTCCGCTTCGGGGATGGTGTCGAAGTAGCCGACATGGTAGGACTGACCGTTGAGTGCGACCTGTGCTGTCCACCGCCTGGCCTTCTTGTCCCAATACACCCCGCGCACGCCACTCTTGTTGTTGGACTGAGGGCCTGAGAAGTTCTGATTGTTCTGGCTTCTCGTCGCCAGTCGCAGATGCGCAGGGTTGACGCAGGTCTTCACGCAGGTGCGCCGATGGTCGACGTCGATCTTGCGATCGACCGTTTCATCGTTGACTGCTTCCCAGGACACGCGGTGCGATGGGCGTAATCTGCCGTCGAGCCAGAACAGTCCATAGCCTTGAGGGCTTGTTGCCGCTGTCCAGAGCCAGCAGCCGTCGCCGCGTAGTAGGTCCACTTTCGCCCAGAACCTCTCAGCGGCTTTGTCATCCATAGTGACATTCTACCAGAAAGCGCCACTGAGCTGGTCTTTTACTGCGAGTCCCTGGTCGCGCCGAGCTTCTCTTCGAGGCTGTCCCGCTCCCACGCCGGGAGCGCATGCTCGTAGAAGGCGAGCACCGACCCGCCCAGCGGGTACGAGCCGTTCAGCCAGGACCAGGCGCGGCTCGCGTTGGTGGTGGCGCCGGTGAGTCGCACGGTGTCGTCTTTGTCGGGGGCGTCGGGCATCAGCAGGCTGATGGGGGACACCCCGAACACCAGGGCCAGTGCCATCAGGTCGTCGACGTCGACGCGCCGGTCGCCCGATTCGATGCGGCTCAGCCCGAGGGAGGGGATGTCGCGGCCCAGCTTGGTGAGCTCGCGGGACAGGCGTGCGTACCCGTAGCCGTTCCTTTCGCGGTGCTTCTTCACGTTCTCGGAGACAGCCCTGGTGGTGAACCCTAGTTCTGATTTCATGCCCGTCATGTTTCCCACCATAGAACTTCGTTGATGAACTGCAAAACGCACATTTGTACATCATCGACTTCATCTGGTAAACCGTTGCGTATGCCTAACGACGCCCCGCGCAACCTTCCCCACACCGCACCCAACGCTGGTGATCAGGCCCGCGAGCAGGCCACCGAGTACGACTCCACATTCGCCGATTCCCTCATCGAACTGAGCGACGGCACCTTCCTCTCGATCCCCCCGCACCCCGACCTCGGGATGCTCTCCGACGAGGCGATGGAGGCGTACGAGGAACTGCAGTTCGAGATGGAATCCTACGACCGGGAAGAGGACATCTTCATTCCCGAGCAGCGACTCAACAATCCTG